AGTCGGATCAGTATACGAACAACCAAGAAATACACCAATAGGAGTCATAGCAGCGTCTGCTGTGTCTAACTCAATGGTGCCTCCAGTAACTAGTTTTACGGCATCCCCGTTGTAAATTGCAGTGTTATAACCACTTGCAATTCCATAATGGCGTGTTACGCCAACGAAAGGAACACCACTCAACAATTTCACTGGAACCAGCCCATAAGGGCCGTTAACTGCTGGATAAGCCATATTTAGCTCCTTCTATCCATAAAAGTTAAGTTCCACTACCAAAAGTGACCTTTGTTTTCCGCTCATGAAAGAGAGGCATACGCGGGTCGTTTTCTCGCATTAGGTTGTTATCTACAGATTCAATCTGCGCTTTTGTCTGACCGGAGTAATAATCATTCCGCTCTTCCACAAGCTCTTTTGGAGCCTTACAAAGCATCAAGCCACCAATAACCACATTGTCTTTAAACCTATCGTTTTCGATAGTAACCATTGTGATTTCTGGATGGTCTACTGCTTTTACAGGCTCCCAACCTTGACGAAGTTTTGAGGAAACATTAGTGGCATCTACTTGCCCCTGAGTAGCAACTCGAACCCAGTGAAATTCATAACCCGGCTCAGGATTCGGTGCGGGTAGCACCTCTGGTCTCTGCCAAGCCTTACGTTGAGTCGTTTTTTCACGAGTTTCATGCTCTCGATTGATGCGATTCTCAGCCATTAGTTTTCCCCATATCAATTGCAACCTGTTTGGCGTACTGTTCTGGTTTCAGTCCAAGTCTCTTAGCAAGATTCAACTGTGTTTGCGTTAACCTAATTTTCTTAGGTGCTGTGCTCCGCGTTGCGGGTGCAACCACATTGGCCTGCCTTTGAGGTTGTTGAACTTCCTCAGAACTATGTTGTGCAGAGTCCTCGAAATTTTCGGGGAACACTTGCCGCATACGAGTGTTAATCCGCTCGTAGTAATCATCACTTTGAGGGTCTACACCCTCTCTGACAAGTCTATTGTGCAACCCCAGCGCAAAACTTGTCATTTCTTCATCAGTCTCAAACCAAGGGTTTTCTTGTTTCCAAGTTTGTGCCTTTGAATCGACTTGAACCTGTGCTGGAGCGGGTTCTATATTATGTTGTACAGGGGTTTCTTCTTCCTGTAAAGAAGGCAACCTGAAGTTGTTTAATTTTTCTGCGCGTAGCTTAACGTTTGTTAGTGCTTCTTGCGCTTCAACAACAGCATCTGAGTCACCCGACTCGTAAGCCTCTTTATATGCTCTTTTAGCTACTGCTAAATCATTATCTGCATTTCGTTTTGCTTGTTCTAGCAGAGCAGATTGATTTTTACCCACAGTACCTTTTAGCGTTTTATTTTCATCTAAAAGTTTTTGCGCCAGTGCTTCAAGTTCTTTACGTTCCCGAAGTGCTTCTTCTTTTGCACGACGCTCGTCATGGTACCCTTTACTGAAGTGCTGAATCCTTTTACGAACTTTATCAGAGTAATCTTCAAGTTCTTCATCAGTAACGTCAGCTGGTGGCTCAGACGGCTTACGCCCTCTATCAGCTTTCGGTGTATCATCGACAACTTCAATTTCAAAGTTATCTTCAGATTCATCAGCAGGAGGAACAAGTTTACTCTCAGCAGCTGCTGCTTTTGCTTTCTTTCCGCCCACATCAACTTCAATTTCACTAGAAGGTTCGATTTCAATGTCTGGCTTTGGGTTGTTGTCTGTTTCATCGGGGAACTCAAACTCTACTTTTTGAAACGGCATTGTATACTCCTTATGCGCTACAGATGCCACGAGGATCAGGTATAACTGCCTCGATGGAATCATCATTCATCAAACGGAACTCTTTGCCATTAACTTTAAACCTAGTTCCAGTATTCATACGGAACATCACATAATCCCCGGCTTTACACCAAGGACCATCAGGGTAACGGTCTGTGTCTTTATAAGCATCTCTACCCATGTCTATGACTACGCCCATAATAGACATAATATATTCACGGTGCTTTTCGGAATCCGTTTTAAGGAGTGTACTACCTTCGTAATAATCGCTTACATCTGGTAGGGCTACGAGTATTCTGTATCCTGCGGGTTTAGGAAGTTGAGCTTCCCAATCTGCATCAGTTATCTTCTGAGCTGCTTCAGTCATCATCTTCATCCATAAAGTTGCGCGAGAGGTCTTCTACGTAATTATAACAAGCATCGAGACCTCGAATTAAGCCTGTTATTTCCTTGTACTGGGCGAAGTCTTTTGCTCCTCCCCCTCCAAGAAACTGTAGTGCTGAAGATTTATCTTCGTTAAGTTTATCTTTAAGCACGTCAAAGACGGTTTTAGCCATTACTTGTTCCTATTTCTCTCCAAAATATTTAGAACTTCAAGATCAGCTTTGTTCTGTGCAGCTCTAGTTTCTGCGCGTAGCTTGACCCCCGCTTTTTTAGCGTCGATGCCAACTTCTAGTTTTTCAAGTTCTATGCGTTGTTCTTCAAGTTTAGCGTCCACCATATCTTTGGTAAGTTTGCGTTTCTGCTCTTCTTGTTTAATCTGTGCATCGACTTGATCTTTAGCAGCTTTGCGTTGTACTTCTTGCGCTTTAACCTGCAATTCTTGCTGTTGTAGCTGGAACATTGGGTCTTGCTGCTGTTGTTGTGCTGCCTGCTGTGCTGCCTGCTGCTGGTTTGCCTGTGTAAGTTGTTTACCAGCATCAGCAACGAGACGTGACAGATTAACTTCAATCTCTTCTGGTAACTCCTCACCCGGTGGTGGCAGCTCAACTCCAAGACGCTCTTCAATCTGTTTACGATACTTAAACCCGAGATGTTCAGCGATATGCGCCTGTAATGAAGCCATAATCTGCTGTGCCTGTGGGTTCTGTCCAATCATCTGAGCAACTTGTGGGTCTTGCATAAACGCCATATGTGTAGCTATATGAGCGTCTTGATCTTGGTAAATAAACGCTCTGACTGGCTTACCCACTAGCGCAGCCATGTTCTCACTAACTGGATCAGTCGGGTTCACATCATCGGCAGTTGGCACAAGTTTATCGGCGTTTTTGACCCCTAATACTTCGATCATTTGCCGGTGTAACTGTGGTAAATCATAGATTTGCGGGGCTGACTGAGCCATCTGTAACACTGCTTGGTACTGAACCACTCGCTGTGCCATAGTAGAACTGTTAGGATCACTAACAGGAATCACATCTACCATCATATAATCTGCCTGACGCGCGCTAACTTCTCCACGCACAGGCTTGTAGTCATATTCTAGCGAGGCATACTCAGCCATTAAGGCTTTGAGCATCTTAAATTCTTGCTTCATAGCGTAGTGGACACGAGCCTGAACAGCTGCCATTGGCTTCAACGTACGCTCTAATAGCGCCAAAGTTGTGCCCACAGGAGCATTAGCAGACATATCAGAGACGTTCATATCGCTGATAGCGCCTAACCTACGGCCCTCAGTTGTAATCTGATTCAAAAGGGCAAGAAGAGTTTGGCTAGGCTCTTTGTATGGAAGGGGCATAATATTGTCGCGGATAGACCCTGACGGCACGTCAACGTCCTTCCACTCACCGGGTTCAATCGGTGTATCATCCCCTTTAATACGAAGCCCGCGAGACTTCAGACCACCCGGAAGATTAGATAGTGTGCCTGCGTCAACAAGCTGACGGATCAGCGATGTACCTGCACGTGCGTACCCACCAATGATATGGATCAGTCCAAGTCCGTAGAACCCAAATCCCGGCACATATACATAATGCACGAAGTGCTGACGCTTCAACATAAGCGGATCGTCTGGGTTCCAGTTACGACGAATAGACAGCACCTCACTAGTGCCACGCTCGATAGTAACTACGTAAGGTTTAGCAATCTCGTCTTCGTCCTCATCAACACCGTCAATGATAAGGTCTGCATGAACTTCATAAACCGAATACCGGTCATCATCAGTTAAGGAGAACCCACCTTCTTCTGCTTTACGTTTTTCAATATCGCTATGGTAAGGCTGTGGCTCTCCAAGGTCTACATCCCGATAGAACCCAGCTACCTGTAGCTTTTTAAGTTCATTCTTAGTGCGCCGCATCACATGAGTTACACGCTCGGCGGTTTCAATATGACTAGCGCCATACGGGATAATTACATCTTCTGCGGGTATATAAATAGCTACTTGACGCCCTAGATTAGGATCAAAGTAGACTTTCTTGAACGCAGAACCGGCAAGCCCAAGACTGTAAAGTAGCCGCTCGTGTTCTGGGCGGTACTCAACCATATTCTCTGTTAATTCATAGTTCATGTCAGCTTTGACACGGAGCGCAGCTTCTTCTTTTTCTTTAGTTTCCTGCCCAATGATTTTTGTCTTTACAGGCCCGGACGCAGGAAAAGTCTCACTCATTGTCTCTGCTTGGAACCGGATAGCAGCCTCTGCGAGTACTGTGGAATACACGCCACATGCACCTTCCCATGGCTCCGTGCGTTCTTCATATTTGAAGCCAAGCACATCTAGACCCTTGACAAACGTGTCTGCCCAGTCTTTCCGGCTTTCGATATCTGCGTCAATTAACCCAAGAAGGTCTTCTGCTAAACCTGCGAGCTGCCCATCATCAAGCGCTTCAGCTAGGTTCCCATCAAACGGTAGAAGGTCTGAGTCGTCAGCATCAGGAATAATTGTTATTTCCATACTGCCGTCATCAAGCATAACCATATCAGGATTGACAATTTCAATCTCTAATTCCGCTTCGGGCTTATCTCCTTCAAGCATTTCATCCATGCCCTCTGGCGCTGCGTATAAACCTTTTTCTACTGCCATGTTCTTACCTCTTAATAAAACCCGCTACGGCGCTGCTTAAAGTATCGTTGTTCTTCTGGCTCATCACTAGGTAGTGTAATGAAACCCCCCTGTCTAAAACGCATAAGCGCCATTACGGTAGAGTCCACCAAGTCATCGTGACTCATAAAAGGGAACCCTGCAATCTCTTCTACAACTTCTTCTGCCCAACGAGTCTGCGGAACCCATACCATACCTGATGCTACAATGTCTGCCACAGAATTAAGACGGGCTAACTTATCTCCCGACCCTCTATGTGGGGTATACTCCTGAACAGGCAAACCCATACGCCGCATTTCTTGGTATAGGGCTGTACCCGCGCTCTTCTTCTCAACAATAAATGCGTCTGGTTCCCAATCCGCATACTCTTCCATAGCAAGATTTTTAAGTTCTGGGAACTCTAAACGTTGTTTTATGCTGTTTAATAGTATTATGTGGTACGCGCTCTCCTGCTCATTCATAAACACTCCCCACGTTGTAAGCGCCGTATAGTCAGCACGATTGTGGGTTTCCGCAGCTGCGTCTAAAGACATTATAACATATTCGCAGACGGGTGGAGTCTCCTTAGTCCATTCCCGCCACCACTCTCTTTTAATCAGCGCGGCTTCTTCAGCCGTCGGTTGCTGCTGATATTGAGCGTTCCACTGAAACGCAGGCATAGACGCTTTCGTACGAAGCAAGGCTTCCAAGTCAAAAAACTCAGGCCATAGCGGTTTTTGTACTATCTTTTTGGTTTTCTTATCTGTGGTATCTAATATGGCAGGAAATTCAACAACTTCATACTGATCGCTGCGTTCGTTCTGCCCCATATCTCTAACGACACGCCCAGTAAGGTCGTCCATATGCCACCGTGTCTGGATAATAGCTACTTTGCCCGCAGGCATTAGTCGTGTACGCGCTCCGAAGGTGAACCATTCATATGCTTTGTCAAAGACTTCAAAGTTTCCGTTAATGACATCTTGTTCGGAATGGGGATCGTCAACGAGCAAGAGGTGAGCACCGCGACCAGCAAGGGCAGAACCAATACCACACGCATAATATTCTCCTCCTACACTTGTGTTCCATCTACCAGCAGATTTTGAATCTTGCGCCAAAGCTACAGT